TGATGGACCTGCCCACACTGCGCTCGGTCGACGTTCCCTATCGTCCGTATGCTGCGGCGTTCGTCAACCCATGGCCGGGCGTCAACGTCTACAAGTCGATCACCAACAGCAACTTCGGGCTCGACACTACGTTGCTCGCGCCGTCGATCCTCGGCAGGACTACGGACGCATTCGCTGCTGGCGTCACGGATGTCTGGGACTCCACGAACGAACTCAAGGTGGAGGTCTTCTCGGAAGAGCTGTCGTCGCTGCCTGAGGAGAACGTGCTCAACGGGGGCAACGTGCTTGCCATCGAGACGGGCGACAATGAGTGGGAGATCGTGCAGTTCGTCACGGCAACGCTGACCGGCACCCGGACCTACACACTGACTAAGCTGCTCCGTGCTCAGCTCGGCACCGAGGACAACATGGTCGCCAACCTCGCGGCAGGTGCGCGTGTCGTGTTGCTCGAGAGCACAGCACAGCAGCTGTCCCTCGGCATCAGCGACATCGGCCGTGAGTACTACTTCAAGTATGGTCCCGCCGACAAGGACATCGGCGACGACCTCTACCAGACGACGACCAAGACATTCACCGGTCGCGGCCTCAAGCCGTTCTCGCCCGTTGATGTCACTGGTGTGGATGACGGCTCGGGTAATATCGAACTGAGCTGGATCAGACGTGATCGGATTGGTGCTGACGGGTGGGAGTACATTGATGACGTGCCCATGTCCGAGGCCTATCTGAAATTCGAGGTGGACGTCCTCGATGGCAGCGACAACGTGGTAAGAACATTGACCGTGACAGATGCTACGGCCGTGACTTACACTGCTGCCCAACAATCGTCCGATGGCATCAGCACCCCGTTCGATGTCATTGTCTATCAAATCAGCGACATAGTTGGTCGCGGAACTGGAAGGAGGGCCACGATCAATGGCTGACACAAACAGACTCGTACTGCCGCTGCTCGCAGCATCGCAGGCACAGAAGCACGTCACGGTCAATGAGGCGCTCAAGCTGCTTGACGCAATCATCCAGGCCGGCGTGATCGACAAGGACCTCACGGCGCCCCCGGGCGGCGAGAGCGAAGGAGACATCTACATCGTGGGTGCCTCGGCAACTGGTGCATGGGCGGGACAGGATGACGACCTGGCGATCTACCAGGATGGGGCATGGGTGTTCGTCACCCCGCTTGATGGCTTCATCGCCTTCGTCGCCGACGAGACCACGCTCTATGTCTACAACTCGGGATGGACGTCACTCGCCGGACTGCTTGGTGCGGGCTACCTTCCCATCGGCGGCGGGACGCTGACTGGCAATCTCGTCCTCGAGGAAGCAACGCCGTCGATCCGGTTCAATGACACAGACCTCACCGGCTACAGCCTGCTCCAGACCATCGGGGCGGTTTTGCAGCTGGCAGTCGACGCCGAGGATGACGACGCAAGCAGCAGCTTCGACATCACCATCGACGGTGCGGGACAGAACTTCCGTGTCAACGAACACGGCCTCGGTGTGGGCGGTGCTTCGGCTGATGCCAACAACCAGATGTCCTTGTTCGGCACCGCGGCGCTGTTCAATTCGTCGGGCTCGTTCACGTTCAAGTTCAACAAGAACGCCTCGGGCGATGACGCGGCTATGTCGTTCCAGCAGGGCTTCACCGCCTACGCTCTGGCAGGCTTGCTGGGCGACAACAACTTCACGATCAAGGTCGGCACGGGCGCGACTACTGCTTTGGTGATTGACGAGTCCACAGCTGCTGTCGATCTGACGCAGCACCCGAAGTTCTCGGCCTATGTCAACTACGACCAATACAACGCAGCGGACGCCTGGTTCACTGTCGCGTGTAACAACACCCGACACAACGACCAGGCCGCGTTCGATGCAGCAACCGACAACGACTTCACGGCGCCTCATGACGGCTACTACTGCTTCGGCGGAGGGATCACTCACAAGCTGAACGGCACGGCGCCTACCTACATGGCAGTGGGGATCAGTGTCAACGGGGCAACCCCGACCGCGGACACGGTCCAGAAGTACACCGCTTCCCTGACCGACGGCGAGGCATCAGTCCAAACGACTGCTTTCCTCAAACTGTCCGCCGGTGATACCGTCGAGCTTCAGGCATACTTCGCCACGAACGATGCCTATGTCGAAGCCGACACCAACTATTTCTGGGGTCACCAAGTGGCATAAGGAGAAAGTCGATGGCACTGAACAAGACTGACAATTCCGCGATGACACGGGACGAGGTTCGCTTCGTCCAGTCGCGGCTTCATGAGCTCGGGTTCGATCCCGGGACTGTTGATGGCATTATGGGACCGCACACCGAGTCCGCCATCATCGCCTACAAGCGAGCCAACGGCCTGAAGCCTCGGGCATACGTCGGACCGCTGACCTGGAAGATGCTGCAGGATCGGCAGGAACACCTCAAGCTTGAGGACGACTTGCCCTGGATGGTCGAAGCGAAGAAGGCGCTCAATCGTCACGAGGTCTACGACAACCAGTGGCTGAAGAACTGGCTGGCATCCGACGGCCATGCGCTCGGCGATCCCGCGAAGCTGCCGTGGTGTGGTGACTTCGTCGAGACTGCCATCCGCCTCGCACTGCCGAACGAGATCGTGCCCAAGAACCCGTACTGGGCTTTGAACTGGCTGGAGTTCGGCATCCCGTGTCGTCCGACCTACGGCGCTGTCGCAGCGATCAGCCGGAACGGCGGTGGCCACGTCATGTTCATTGTCGGCGAGGACGCAACCCGGTACTATGCGCTGGGAGGCAACCAGTCGAACAAGTCCTCGGTTGTTCCTGTGGACAAGCGTCGCTTCAAGAACGACTCGTTCCGCTGGCCGAAGACGTACCACGTGCCGCCGGGCAACTACCTGCCGCGCATGAACTCGGCTGACGCCGCGAATACACAGGAGGGCTAATCCATGAAGTGCAAGACCTACAAACGTGAGGTTGCGGTCGTTCAGCTCGTCCTTCACTGGGCGTTGGTGATGGGTATTGTCTACATCGCCATCACGCAGAACGACCGTGACCTCGCGGACCTCGTCGCACTCGCGACCGGGTTGGCAGTGTGGGTGTATGGCTTTGCTGCTGCAGCGTTCGGGATGGACTCCTGGGCAAAGCAGGTGCGCAACAACCAATCGACCCCCGCACGTTATCCACAGGAGGATGGCCTCGGTGACTAGGATATACGTTCTGCTCGGAGCCCTCGCTGTCATCGGGACACTTCTCGGTGCAGCATACCTGAAGGGCCGATCCGATGGGCGTTGGGCTGAGCGTATCGTTCAGCTCGAGGCCATTGACGATCTCAACCAACAGCTCGATGCGAAGGATGCTGAGCTGGCTGCGCTCGAGGCAGCACGACTTCAACAGATGCGGGAACTCGAGGACCGTGTCGAAGAATTGAGGAGGCAAGCAGATGAAGACCCTAATGCTGATCGTCCCGCTTTTGGCGCTGACAGCATGCGCAGGCTCAATGCCATCGGCGGGAATTGATGTCGATCCGCCTGCGCCTTCTCTCACGCAACCCTGTCGATCTCCGGTGCGATTGCCGGAGCGGGAGGTGACGCAGGCAGAAGCCGAAAACTACTGGCTGCGTGACAGACGGTCACTTGTCGACTGTGCAAGCCGTCACAACGGGCTGACCCAATGGGCCCAGGAAACTGTTGGGACTATCGAAGGAGAAGACCAGTGAAGACCAATGACCAAATCGAACAAGCGTTCATCGAAGCCGTCGGCACCCCGCAAAAGGCAACTCAGGAAACGGTCGCCCAGGCGTGTGAAGCCGTTCTTGCGAAAGCCACCGCAGTCTTCGGTCCGGGCGTCTACGTGAACGGCAAGCTCAATGCCGACATGCAGGGCATCTCGTTCCGCTACAAGCGCCCCGCCATTCGTCAGCGTCTCGAGTTCTTCGTGCCTGTTGCGGTCGACAAGCCGCCGCGCAAGAAGGACATTGACGACGACGCGAAAACGACGAGCCAGAAGAAGTCGAAGAAGGCGAAGCAGGAGGACAACGCAGGCAATGACGACGCCGGCGCTTCTGGCTCGCCTCAGGACGACGCGCCGGTCGATCGCCTGATGATCCTCGAGGCTGCTGCGAGCGACCTGAGCGATGACGACTTCATGGGCGACGGTCGCCCGCATGTCGATGCGGTGAACGATCAGCTGGAAGAAGGTGTCGAGCCGTTCACTGCCTCCGAGCGTGACGAGCTGTGGGCACAACGCGCCGGCGAATAACAGGCAGCCACTCGAGCAGCTACTAAGAAGCCCCGGCATCTTGATTGATGACCGGGGCCCTTTAGTGGTTGAGCAGGAACCGAAGTGCCTGCGTCAGGTTGGACTCATTCGGCGTCCGCGTCGGCCTTCGCCTTGCGGGAGCGGGGCTTGCGAGTCGTGGTCGCCTTCGCCGTGGTCTTCGCCTTGCCCTTGGCGGGCTTCTCGTCGGCGTCGTCCTTGGGCTGGGCGACACGCTTGGCCGACCGTTCCTTCATCGACTTCACGATGGCGTCGAAGTCCTTCTTGGTGTTCCAGCCGTACTTGTTGCCGAACTCCTTCTCGACGCCGAGCTCACGGAGCGCGACACGCACCGACGCCGGCTGCAGGCCGGAGGCCTCGACCAGGTCGTTCACGCCGTACTTCGGTTCGTCCTTTGCCGGCGCCTTGGTTTCGGCTTCGGTTTCCTTGGTTGCTTTCGCAGTTGCCTTGCGGGCCATGATCTTACTCCTCGTTTCAGGTGTTTGAGCGTCCGTTCAGTGTTGAACTTTTTTACTATTACGAGATCGAACAGGTCCTCGTCAATAGTGTTTTTCGAGCACAGGACATAAAACTCTGACGGCCGATCCTTTCCTTTGGCCGACAGTCGAGCCTTCATTTGATCCCAGTCACGATAGGAATGCGTCATGCTATACACGATGGCGTGGGACGACTTCCACAGATCGACGCCTGTTCCTCCTGTCCGGGCCTGGACGACTGCGACATCGTATTGGGCACGTTGGAAGTCACGCCATATCTGAGGACGCAGCTTCTTCTTCGTCGAGCCGTTGACCTGCACGACATCATAACCCTCAGCGA